ACCCCCAAAAAACACCCCTTCCCCCTCCCAAAAAAATCCCACCAAAATACCCGCTAAGCTGGTCTGACGCACATAGACGCATTCTGAAAGGGTGACGCACATGGCAACACGCACGATAGACATTTACGCTCTTGGGGCACTCCTTGGCTACACGCACGCACAAATGTCCAGTGTTCGGGACATTCATCTTATGGGCGACACGCATCAGGTAACCGTTACCCGTTTCGTCCAAGACCCTGGCAGTCAGCCTCCTCGGCGCACTGTCCCGAAGGATTACGATGCCGAATCGGACAATCATTGTGGCGTTGGACCACTGGTTGCCAACGACATTTTTGGCTTCCGCCCCTCCACTCAGCACTGCCCGGTTGCACCCGAATACTTGGTGCTACCCAAAACTGTTGTGACCGCCCTCGCAAAGATGCAGTGGGGCTAACCTAAAACTTCCACTGGTTGCGTGAAAGCTTTTCTTTACTACTTTCTGCAAGCAAAGGGCACCCCGTACCTTGGTGTTCCTGCGCAACCAGTGGCTTCCCCTTTTCCTAAAATAATCCCAAACAATTAGCCACAAAATAGCCACTCGTGCTGTTAGGCTGGGGTTTCACTGATCGCATTGGAGGATGCTTATGAGTACCACCCCGCACATTTTTCCGCTTAGTGCACAGCAAGCCATTGATGTTTCCTTGCTGCTTGCTGGCCTGACCAAAGCTGACCAGCCGAATGGTTTGGAAGAACCTGACGGTATGCCGTGGGGCGGCGGGTGCCGTGCCGTGCTGGGGGTGAACCGTATCCCTGTTCATACGGACGCTCTCGGCGCAACCGAACTGCTTGGGTGGGCGGAGCGTGGGGATTTTGAGTGGGGCTTCACACAGATTGCTGCGCCAGAGGCCACCAAGTGAGCATCATTGAGATTTTTACGCTTTGGGGGCAGCGGAAAGTTAGTTACCCTGGGGAGGTCGGCCCCGAGTTGATGGTGGCTTGGGATGAGTTCTGCATGGATGCTAACAGCGAAGGTTTCGATAAGGTGTGCGCCGAAGAAATCAAGTCGTGGGGCGATGATCTTGAAGCTCACCGCTACATCACATTGCAGGTGGACGCGAACAAAATTGATGCGGCGTTCGCCGTCCCAGCACTGACCGCAACAGTGGTGCTGCGATGAGCGAACACGACCGCTTACGGGCCGCTGTCGGCGGCGTGCTGGTCAACGCAAGCAACTACCCCGAAAAGGTGTCTTCACGCATCCTCGGTCAGGACATGGGGTCGCTGATCGAACGGACTGTTACAGCCGCACTGCAGGCAACCCAGCCCCGCATGATTGTGTCCCTCGCAGACTTGCAGGCACTCCCCCACTCGGCAGTGGTTGTTGACGTTGACAATTCTGCGTACCAGGCTGACGGTCGCGGGCGTTGGTACGCGGATAGCCGCTCTTACGACTCGGCGCAAATAGACTTGCCTGTACGACTCATTTTTGAACCGGAGGTTTCCGAATGACTGTCAGTAACGAAGACCCCACCGACCGCCTTGTTGCGGAGGGCGCAGCGCGCGGTGTGAACCGCCAGTGTTCAATTGGGTGGCACCAAGAATGCAGTGACCCGCACGGTGATGAGTGCGGGTGCGCTTGCCACACTGACGGGGCGGTGGCACTAGCTGCAGCCAAAACGTCAGCATTTGACGAGTTTTGGGCCGGGCAGCCCGAGGGCAAGGTTCCTTCGATGGGGCAGCTTGAAACTTTTTCGCGGTACGACTTCATGGTTGGCTGGGAAGCCGCGATGCGCCGGGAGGCCACCAAATGACCGCCGAGAAGCACTTACCCGCACACATTACGGAGGCTGACGTTCGCGCCGTCTGCGAGGTTGCACTCCCGAACATAATGCGCCCCTTGCTCGACAACATCAAGCGGCTTGAGGCGGAGCGCAAACTCTTGGCAGAGTTCATCAGCGATGTTGCCCCGTGGACAGCGAATGAGTCTTGGCACGTCTATGAGCACTACCGCACACCCGAGATTGTTGCTGCTTTGATGGAGGCCACCAAGTGAAAATGCCAACCGAACTAGTCATGCGCGCACGAGCACTTGCCGCGTTCTTCGGACCAGACATGGCTGATAGCGCCACGGTCGCTGACACGTTCACGGAACTTGCTGATGCCCTTGAGAACGCACAAACCACTGTGGACATGGACCTAGTTCACATGCGGAAGCTTGAGGGAACAATTGCTTCCGCGCTGCTGTGGGCTGGCGACAATGACCTTCGTGATGCGTTCAACCCGCCGACAGTTGAAGCGTTTTACTCGATCTTCGAAAGCGAAACCAAATGAGCCGTATTGACCGCCCCGATCTGGCAAGGGGTGCGAAGTGAGCGACCCCACAGTAGTCTTCCCGTCCATAAGAATGCCGCAGGAAGTTTACGATTCCATGTCCCGCCTTGATCGCAACGAGGCGTGGATGACAATGATTGCCAAGCTCGGCATCACAGGGGCATACCTTCCTTTCCCTTTCCGGTCCGATGAAACTGATGAGGTTGGCATGACCATAGTCCCAGTAGGGGCCTTGAAGGAGGCCGCCAAGTGAGTGAGCGGGAACGCATGTGGGACACGATTGTTGCCGTTCGGGACGCTTACCCGAGAGCGGCGGAAGACGCTGACACTCACGACATTATTACCGCCCTCCTGGCCGCAGGTTTCGGGGACAAGCGGGCTGCGTGGGATGAGGGCGCGAGCGCCTATCAGACTCGGCGGTGGCGTGACGAATCGTTGCCGCTCACTAACCCCTACCGCACCACAACGAATGGAGAACTAGCATGACCACTGCAGCCGAGTTTGCCAAGTCTTACCTAGATGCCCCACATGGATATGAGTTCGCTTCTGAGGAATTTGCGCCTCTCATTGGCTATGTATGGTCAAAGTTTGATGGCGAAGATTATGTGCTAGCGGTATACAACATGATCCAGCGCGAGTACAGCAAGGGGAAGCGTTGCTCTGTGTGCGGGAACACGCCAGCACAGTCTGTAGCTATCAACTACGACTGTGCTTACGAATGCTAGACGTGACCCCCCGCCCACCCTTCCTCTGCCGCATTGGAGTCCACTGGGATACGTTTCGTGAGACGCTAGTGTGCCAGAGCTACAACACGTGTGCTCGCTGCGGTCACCAGGAGGTAGCGCTGTGACCCCCCGCCTAGTAATCATCGAGTCCCCTTACGCAGGCGACACGGAGCGCAATGCTACCTATGCCCGTGCGTGTATGGCCGATAGCTTGTCGCGTGGCGAAGCACCCCTGGCATCACACCTCCTGTACACGCAGCCGGGCGTCCTTGATGACACTATTCCTGCAGAACGCTTGCAGGGCATGGAGGCCGGGTTTGCATGGGGCTTGAGGGCCGAGTTGACAGTGGTGTACACGGATTTGGGGTGGACTCACGGAATGGAGGCGGGTGTTCAGCGCGCGCGGGACGCATGGCGGCCCATTGAATCCAGGACGCTTGCGGGGTGGGCGGCATGACCAGGACCATTTATATTTCAACGAAAGAAGGATAAGAACATGGACGTTTCATCTATCGCACAGGTCTGCCACGAAGCAAACCGGGCTATCCAGCTTGTGACTGGCGACCCCCAGCCCTCGGTGTCGTGGAGCAACGCGCCCGGCTGGCAGCGAGCCTCCGCAATCGAGGGGGCACAGAAGGCGCTTGACGGGGAAACTGCCGAGCAGTTGCACGAATCTTGGTGCGAGTTCAAGGTGGCTGACGGTTGGGTGTGGGGCGAGGTGAAGGATGCTGACGCTAAGACTCACCCGTGCCTGATCGAGTACGACAGCTTGCCGCCTGAGCAGCGCGCCAAGGATCATGTGTTCGCTGCTATTGTTGCGGCGCTTGACAGTGGGGAACGGAAAGGGTGAGCTTCCTAACCCGCCGCAAAGCGAAGGCCCGCATCCTGGCGCTCGACAATCTCATTGAGGCGCAGACCGAGGCGCGTAACAAGCTGATCAATGAGCGCCAGTACATTCGGGACACCGGTAGGCTCGACTGGCATTTGACGCAGGTGCCCGCGATAGGCCCGAAAGGACCGGCAGGCGCATGAGCCGCTAAACTAACCCCATAACACCCGCCCCCTCTGCTGCCACCAGCAAGGGGCGGGTTTTCTTTGCCCATTTACCCCACGGGGCGTGTTTAGTGGTTATGCTGGGTAAACGCTAACTTATTGGAGGATAAATTGGACCACGAAGGAATCTACAACTTGGCTTACGACCATGCCTACAACGGCGACGATGGGCCTGACGGGAATCAGGTTCGGCATTTGGCAGGGCTTGCAGCGGTCGCCGCAGCAGGCAACCCGGAACGGCAGGCACTTGGGAAGCTCATTTGGGAAACTTCACGCTACGACGAGGGCACCATTTCGGCTACGGGCGCGAACATTGTTGCTGATGCAATCCGCGCCAAGTACACTCTGACGCCCACCTCGTGACCCCCGCACTCATCACAGCAATCACCAGTTCCCTCAACCGGGTTGGTGGGGCGTACCAGTACGTTGCGGCAGCATTCCAGTATGGGGAACGAGGGACAGAATGACGGATTACCAAGCAGTTTACGACGAGGCAGCCCGCGTGAGCGCGATGGGTCACGACTTCGACGCGGGTATCGCTGCAGTCGTGGCGGCTGCGAGGGCGGAAGTGTTGGGGTTCAACAGGGAGGCGCTTGTGTTGCGTTTGTGGGATGAGTGGCTTGTGCGCCCTGAGAGCCTTGGCGAGATAGTGGTTGACACTTTGCTGGAAAGCCTCGCCGAGGGCACCCGGTGAGCCGCGCTACCAAGCCGTTCGTGTGGCTGCACTCCTGCGTAGTACTCCCCGGTTGTGAATGCGGCGAGCGTATCTGGGAGGTCCAGACGCCGGAAGGGTTCATGTGGAGCAGGCGCGAAGGACCGGGCGACTTCGACACGCTGGATGCGGCCATGAACTACGCCAACAGCTTGCACGAAGGGCACCCTGACGTGGTGCCGATACCAAGCAAGTGGATGGCGGGCCGATGAGCCGCATTCGCACGACAGCACAAGCCCGCAAGCTGCGACCTACCGCAATGACAATCTGCAAGCACCGCAACGAAGGCACCAGGCTCCCCCGCCCCGTATCGCTGGCCGGTTTGACACTGTGGATGAAACGTATTGACAACCCACGCATACGCAAAATGGATCGGGAGCAACGGGCGAGCATTGGCCGGGTTGCTGAACTGATCGCCGTCATGAAAAAACACGAAGCCCGCAAATAACCCATTTACCCACACGAGCGGCTAATTGTGCGCTAGGGTTATCACACACCGAAACACAATTCTTGGAGGAGAAGATTTATGAGGAAGCTTTTCAAAACAGTCATCGCAGCAAGCGTCGTCACCATTGCGGCGTTTGGTATGACTGGTTGCGCGCAGTCGAATCGCCTGACAGACACTTGCACTGTTGAGGATAAGGACCGTACCCGCAACAGTGACGGTGGCAGCGAGCAGCGCATTTACATGGATTGCGGCGTCTTCAAGGTTGCTGACAACATGATTGAAGGGCAGTGGAACTCCGCAGACCTGTACCAGAAGCTTGACGTTGGCACCACGTACAACATTGAAACGATTGGGTGGCGCAACGGATTCCTGTCGCTGTTCCCCAACATCGTCAAGGCCGAGGTGGCCAAGTGACCACCATCGCCAATTTAGCGACTACTGCTGAACTGGTCGCCCTCGGCTATACGCCCGCACAGGCCGCAACAATCATTGCGGAAGCCCACGATGACGGGACCAGCGATACGCTCGCTGACAGCGCCCGTGTGGCCGTTGAAGCCATCCTGCCGCCGCCCCCGGTTGGGCACAAGCAGGTTCGTGCAGCACAGAGGGCAACAGCCCGCATCCGCGTAAAACTTGGGAGCTTCTAATGCCCGGCACAATCCTGACCCCTGGAACCCCCGAGTATGAGGCGGCGCTCGCACGGGCGCACGCAATGGCAGCACGCGAAAAGGAGGCAGCAAATGAGTCGTGAAATGAAGAGTGGTTCAACGGAAGCGTACCGCGTCGTCTTGGACCGCACCCTTGATGACGGCAGCTTTATGCCGGAGGTCACCTTTGGGCCGTTCGCCACAAAGAGTGCAGCCAAAGGGATTCGCAGTCGTGAAATCGGACTCTGGATGCACTGGGATTACCGCTACGACCGCAACACGAAGCGCACCGCAAAAGGCCGTATTCAGCGCACCAATTCGGAATGGGTGGACATTGATGAGTGATTTGAGCAACTTCACCGATGAGGAACTGGGTCGGGCGCACGCAGCAACGAAGCACGCATGGCGCACAACCGCAGAATGGCGGGCACGATACACCGCTGATGCGGAACGCACCACGAAGGAAGAAGCCAACTTGTTTACAGCCTTGGAAGGGCTGAACGCGGAAATGAAACTGAGGAGCAACAAATGAGCGATGTGAAAGTTGGGGACCGGGTTCGGATTATTGAGTTCCAGCACGCAGCAGAGGTCGGCGAAACGGTGACCGTCAATAAGGTCAATTCCTTCGGGAACGCGTTTTACGAGGGCACGTACAGTGACTTGTTCCAAGACAACTGGTACTCCGGTGTTGGCTGCTTCGAGGTTATGGCCGACCCTGCACCTGTCGTTATTGGCGACCGGATCAAGCTGCTCTCTGGCACCTACTTTGACAACGCGGTAGGCGACATTGTGACCGTTGCCTCTACTGACTGTGACGGCGACCCGCGTTTCGGCGAGGGCAACAACGACTTTGCGGAGCCGGGCGACCGGGAACTGTACTCCCCCGCCGAGGGCGCTGTGCCCACCCATGACCGCGTGAATCACCCGGAGCATTACGTGTCGGACCCGTCTGGTGTGGAGTGCATTACCATTACCCGGCACCGCAACTTCAACATCGGGTCTGCGTTCAAATACCTGTGGCGCAACGGCCTCAAGGCGACCTCGGCTGACCCGCTCGCTAAGCAGATCGAAGACCTCAACAAGGCCCGCTGGTACATCAAGGATGAGATTCTGCGCCTGGGCGGTGAAGTCAAATGAGCGGGGTGAACACCACTGTGGGTGACGGCTACTCGGTGTTTGCGAAGAGCAACATTGAGATAACGCTCACTGCAAACAAGTTCAGCATCAGCGACTTTGAGTTCGCCCACTTTGAACTCCCCGCCCTGACCCTGCTGCTTGAGTTTGCGCGGGACGAAATTTTGAACCAAGAAGTCAGCGCGGCACGGAAGGTGACAGCATGAGCAAGAACGGACACATCAGGTTTCTTGAGGCTGAACTTAAGAACATTGGTTTGAAGCTGCAGGCCGCAGAAGACCGGGCGCAAGCCCGCTCGGACGCCGACGACAAGGCCGAAGTGGCTGCCCGCGAACTCAAGAGGGTCACTGAGGAAGCCGCGACCCTCAAGAGTATCCGTGACGGGTTTGTGCCCGTGAGTGTGCTGCGTGGCATGATTGACGCTGATTACAATGTGGCTTACTTCAAACGGGAGAGTCGCGTGACCACGTTTGAGTTGAGACTGCGCGACGACGACACGGTTCACACCGCAGTGAAGAATGCGATTCTGGGGCGCACAGGCTACGCCACTGGCGGGTTCACAGGCGTTCAGTCGGTCCCGGTGACGCTGGGCCAGGATAGCCGTGCCTTGCTTGCGAAGCTGAACACTTCCAATTGGGGTGTCGTATGAACGGCCCAGTGTTCCCCCCGTTTACTCGCGGGCAGCTTGTGCGTGTCGGTGCGGTTTATGCAGAGTTTCTGTCCTGCTACGGCGAAGCGTCCCTCATCCGGGTTGACGGTGAACGTGATGAACTGGTGATGACCGGCGACATTGTTGCGCTTGCCCCGAACTTGAAGAAGATCAAGCAGGCAGAGCGCATCCTGTTCTTCGCGCTCCTCGGCCCGTTTGCTGTTGTTGTTGTTGCCGCCGTATTACTGGTTGGAGTCTGAAAATGAAGCACATGAAGGCACGGTTTACGATCAAGAAACCTGAAACGTCCAAACGCGAACGCCCCAGCACAGCCCCGGCGCAACTGGTGTTGCCGTTCAACTCCGTACTGGACGACCACCAGGCCGCGTGCCTGATTTCGGTGGATGCGTCATGAACGCGCCCCCTGTCACCGTCACGATGGACCCGCGTGGCCGTGTGAGTCTTGGCAAGCTCATTCAGCGCAATGGGATTGCACCGGCAACAGAATGGTTGGTTGCGTTCGGCCCCAACCAAACCATCACACTGTCACCGGCAGTTGTCACGGAGCGGAGGTTGGTAGGGTGATTGGCAAAGGCGATTATGTAACGGTTGGTAACGGTACGCTGACGTGGGAAGTGGTGAACGATCCCGGTTGGTACTTCCGTGGCCCGGATAAGGAAGACGGGATTTGGGCGGTACTGATCCGGTCGGGCCAGTCGGGCCGTGAGCAGATTGAACCGCTTCGCAACTTGACGCTGTACCAGAAGGGCAACAAATCATGAGCAACTTCGACACCACAGCCCAGGAATTCGACAATGAGGAGGATGCTGGCCCGGTCCTCTCGTTTTACGACTGGCCCGAGAAGGGCCTGCTGTGGCTGGTCAATACGACCGTGTTTTGGCCTCGCGGGTTCGCCCTCGGCATCACGGGGACGGGCGATGCTGGCAGCGGGACCATTGATTCTGTGATCGGATACAGCATCCACGGCGACGGAAGCTCACCAATCTCAGCGTCAAACGATGAACTCGCCCAGAAGCGGCACGATGCGGTTGAGGCCCTGTTTGCTGAGCTACGCGCAAAGAACTAACCACTAAAACGAGCAAGGCCCCCTCGATAACCGAGGGGGCCTTTTGTGTTGCTGTGCTGCAGCTTGTGTGGCTACGCGGTTGCGAGTGCGAACTGATCCCAGTCGTACACCAACCCGAATTCGTCCATGAGTGCTTGCACGAAAGTCATCCGGTCAAACTCGTAGCATTCCCCTGCGCCACGAGTGATGAAAATGCTCGTGGGCCTCAGGTCGCCTCCCCCAACGATTTCGACGGTGCGTTCGCCTTCAATGTCAACAATTCTCATCGTGTACCAAATCCCCTTGTGTATCTGCTGTGTGTTGGGCATGTCTACTACTGAATCTAACACCCCGAACCCCCAGCCACGTCGCACATTCCACCCCCCCTATGGGGGGTCGCGGTCTTCGGGGCACCTGCTAACGTTGCCGTAGCGCATTGCAACCGCTACCTTGTGTGGGTAGCGAACAAATCATGTCGCACAACAAGGAGGAGATTATTGTGACCGTCACGCCCGTAGCAAAACCGAAGGCACCTGTGAAGGAAGAAACGCCGTCACCGGCAGCGACGGTAGGAACACCGTCAGGGTACGCACTCAACATTGAAATGTTCGCCACCCGTTACAAGCTTGGTGGCCGCACCACATACTCTCTCGATTTGACCCCCGCCGAAATTGACGGGTTGGTTGCCACGCCTGACCCCGACGTGATTTTGCCCGGCAATCGCCGTGTCATCCCTGCCCATGCGGCAGGGTTTGCGAAGTACGTCCGGACCCGCGCCGCCTGGATTGCACCAGGTATCCTGTTGCGCGCCCCGAAATCATTCAAGTTCACGGAGACCGCTGAAATAGCGGGTATCCAGTTCGGTGTTGTATCATTCCCGCGCCGCTCCGCCGTGGACCTGCACATTGTGGATGGGCAACACCGCGTGCTGGGGTGGCACATGGCTATTGCGGGCATTGCGCACGACATGGACAAAGCTCGCAGCGCCCTTGCTTCGGCACGCAAGGTGGAGAAGGACGGGAATGCTGAGAAGGATATTCGTAAGCACATTGCCAACCTCCAACTGCAACTGGACCGTCTTGAAAAAGAACGCATCAGTGTGCAAGTGATTGTGGAATCCGACCCGAAAGCGTTCATGCAAGCGTTCGCTGACATCAGCAGCAACGCCAAAGGCATCAGTGCTGCAGTGCTGTCTCGATTCGACAGTACGAAAGTCATCAACCGTGCCTTCCACCTTGTGACTGACCACCCGCTACTCAAAAACCGTGTGAACCTAGAATCGGATCGTGCTGCAGGACAATCGCCGTACCTGATGGGGGCCAAGCATGTTGCTGAGGTCATCCGGGCAGCGTACACGGGCATTGATGGGCGCATCAGTGGCAAGCAAGAACTCGTGTTCAAAGAGAAAGACCTCGCAGCGTCAGCGAGTCGTTTCTTTGACATTCTGATTGAAGCGTTCCCCGTCATGAAGTCCGTCAGCCTTGGACAGTTGACCCCCGAAGACCTGCGTAAGACCAGTCTCCTCGGCTCCGTCATCTTTGTGCGGGCACTCGCCGGTGCGTACTATGACCTGATCCAAAACCATGCTTTCACTGAGGGTATGGTGACGGAGTATTTCAAGAAACTTGCCCCGCACACCAACGGCCCAATCACGTCAACAGGGATTTGGTTGAACCATGTAAAAGACGTGTTCACTGAGGGTGGCATGGCCCCGCATTCTCGACGCCAGGACATTTATATTTTGTCGTCGTCAATTGCAATCTGGGCGGTAGATCGTGCAGACTTCGTTGATGCCGCCCCGGTTGATCCTCCTGTTGTGGTGGAGGAAGTGGACCCTGAGTTCGGGAAGGGGTACACGGACTTCGGGGCAGTGATCCCCGACTAAACGGGGTGACGTGCTATGGTTAGCACGTCATCGTGCACTACCACCAACGAGCGGCCTCCCGGTCCAGATGCGCCAACATCTCGGGAGGTCGCTTTTTTGCGCTCTGAACCTGTGAGCTTGCTGAGTGTAAGCTGTATACATGGGAGAACTTGAGCCGAGGAAACGTAGCGCACCCGACGACCAAATTTTGCGGTTGGCCGGTACGCACAGCCCTCACGAAATCAGCCGCGAAATGCACGGCATCCTCTCCCCTGCCGCCATCGCTGCGCGCCTGCAAACCTTACTCAAAACAAAGAGTTGGTTGACGCTGGCGCAAGAGCGCGCGTTGAATTCGTGGAAACTCAAAGACATTCTGCGCCAGCTTGAAGAACAGTTCTTGAGTGACAACAACGCCAAGATTCGCGTGTCTGTCATCAAAGAAATCACGGCGAACCTCGACCGCACCGAAGCGGCAACGAACACAGACTTAGAAAAACTCTACTCAAACCAAGGGGTAATTATGGGTCGAGTGGTTGATACCGCCTTGACCTACATGAAGGGGGCGTTGAGAGAGCAAGTTGATCCGGCACTGTGGGATGAGCTTGTGAAGGAATCACTATTCTCTGCGCAAGAGGAAATCTCGAAGCACATGGCGGTAGAAGATTGAGCATGTATGCGACCTTGAGGAATGGCGGTTCCCAGTTTGTGATCTATGGCCTGCACTCGGGCGATGGGAAATATCGCTATATCGGAAAAACCGCTGGGGGGATTGTGCGACGCATGTATGAGCATAAATACTCAGCCAGAACGAACCCGAAATCGGCTTGTCACAAGTGGATGAATAAGTACGGGCATGACAATATCCAGGCCGAGATTCTGCAAGTGTGTGACAACAATGATGAACTTGTGATTTGGGAGCAGGTCTGGATCGAGTCACTTCTGCCTGAGGGGTTCCCCCTGCTGAATCACACAGGAGGCGGGGAGGGCCAGCTTGGGATAAAGCGCAGCCCGGAGCTTTTGGCAAGAATGAGTGCGATTCGTAAGGGGCTGCTAGCTGGTGAGAAGCACCCTATGTGGGGAAAGCACCACACCACAGAGGCAAGAGTCCTGATGGGTACCGCGTCCCGTGACAGGTGGGCTGACCCCGAGTTCCGCGAAAAGATGCAGGCAATATTGATTGAGAAGCCACGACCCAAGGGCGACAAGCATCACATGGCTAAGTTGACTACCGCGCAGGCGCAGCATGTTCTTGACCACCCCGAAATGACCCTTGGGCAACATGCGGAAGGGACTGGTGTTTCTAAGGATGCCATTTGGCGGATTCGTGCTGGAAGAAACTGGAAGCACCTCACCACGAAACCGGTTGAAGAATGAGTTTTGACAGCCGCGTTTTTGAGGCTGCGCATCGTGAACTGAAACGCAAAGCACGCGAAGCCTCCTACTTCGACAACCCTGTTTTGTGGGCGCAGGACTACCTTGGTATTCAGTTGTGGTCCCGGCAAGCTGACGTTGCCATGAGTGTTGTTCACAACCGAAACACTGCCGTGAAAGCTGGGCACGAAGTAGGGAAGTCGTTCCTTGCCGGGATGCTCATTTGCTGGTGGATTGACACGCGCCTGCATTTGGACGGCGGCGCATTCGTTGTTTCTACGGCCCCGTCATTCTCACAGATTAACGCGGTTGTGTGGCGTGAAGTGCGCAAGTTTCGGGCGCGCGCAGAACAACGGTTCGCTGACGGCCTCATAGATCATGTGTTGCCTGGCTACGTCACCTCGGATGCTCACTGGCGGTTAGAGAACGGCATTGAAATTGGTTACGGGCGCAAACCCCCAGACGCCAAAGAAGACACGATGAGCGGTATTCACGCGCGCTTTGTTCTCAGCATCGGTGATGAAGCTGTTGGCCTGTCCGAAAAGCTCATTGACGACCTTGGAAACCTCACGTCTAACGCGACCAGTCGCCGCATCATCATTGCTAACCCCACCAACCCTTTGTCGTATATGGCACGGCTGTTCAAAATGCAGTCGAAAGCGTGGGCGTTCCACACCATCAGCGTGTTCGACTCCCCCAATTTCCACGGTGGTGAAGGGTTGCCGCAAGCGGTCTTGGAAACTCTTGTTGACCAGTCGTACGTGGATGACCGGTTGGAAGACTGGGGCAGTGTAGAAAACCCGAAGTACATTGCTCGTGTCCTTGGCGAATTTGCTTTCGACCAAGGCCCCACCATCATCAGCAGTGAAGATATGGGCATCGGCCTAGATACCGCAATTGAGCCGTCAAGTGAAGGTCGGCCTGTGTTGGGCGTTGACGTGTCACGTTCGGAGCATGGCGACATGAACACTGTGTACCGCAACGACAACGGCAAACTTCGTTTTGTGGATGCGTGGAACGAAAAGAATGCTATGCGCACTGCTGAACGCATTGTGAAGCTTGCGGTTGAGTGCGGCGCTGCAGAAGTTCGCATTGACAGTGCGGGCCTCGGCGGCCCCATCATGGACCGTGTTGTGGAGCTTGCCCTGGGCAAATTCATCACTATTCCTATGCTGGGTGGCGCGCCGTCGCCTGACCGGTCGAAGTATTTCAATTCGCGTGCGTTCTGGTATTCGGACTTCGCCGAGAAGCTGCGCACCGGCAAGATTGACGTTGACCCTGCTGACGACAAACTGCAGGAAGAACTCATGGGTATTGAGTACAAGCAGCAAACTCATGGCCTCGGCTCCCTGCTCATTGAGTCGAAGGACGACATGCGCAAACGCGGTGTGGGTTCCCCCGACTACGCCGACTCGGCCATATACGCTATGGCAAGCGTCGGGTACGTGTATGGCCCGCAAGACGGTGACAAGGTTCGGAAGACGCCCGATCAGATCATGCTCGAACTTGAACTTAGCGGCTTCCGCGACCCCTACACCTTCTAACTGGGAATTGGCTGTAAACTAGCTGTATGACTGATTCTGCCGCTAAAACCCCCCAAAAACGTGTAACTGTTGCTTCTTTGAAGGAAATGCTCACTGAGCAGGCGCTCAACGCCGGGGTCATGCAGGAGTCGATGGAGCGACTGCAGTTGCAGCTTGAGGACCGCCATTGGGAACGCACCGGCAACACGCACAGTGCCAGCGGCCTCGACCTGAAAACCGTGCAGGACGTAGCGAAGAACCTGCGCGGCTGGATCACAGGCGGCGGCATCATGAAGCGGCTGTGCGAATTGCGCGGTGACACCATTTACGGCGATGGGGTCACGTTCAGCAATTACACCAAAGCAAAGACGGCGTTCGAGTCGGCGAACAACGTTGAAAAACTGTTCAGTGTTGAAGCCATGCAAGAAATCAACCGTGCTCACGCGACCGATGGTGTGATTGTTTTCCTCATTCACAAGGAAACAAAAGAGATTATTCGCTACGGCATTGAGGACATGGGCGACCCGTACCTTGACGGCAACGATCAGGAACGCAGTTGGTATGTGCGGCGCACCTACAAGCGCGTGACCCCTGCGAAACCCAAGGGTGAAACGGTGACCGTGTTTTACGCCACTGACATGTGCCCCGTGAAGAAGTCGGGTTGGGCAAAGATTGATGTGGGCAACGACACCAAGATTGAGGTGGATCAGGACTACAAGGCTGTTGTGTGGTCCGTGAACCGTCAGGTGGGTTGGCCGTTCGGCATTCCTGACTTGCTCGCGTCTTTGCAGTGGGCCGAGAAGTACACGGGATACTTGAAGAACCAGGATCGTTTCGCCGAAGCCCTGGCGTCGATTGCGTGGGAGTACAAGAACACGAGTGCTGCCGCAGCAAAAATTGCTGGTGCTGCCATTGCTACACCGCAGACTGTTGCTGCCACCGCCAATCATGCTGCAGGCACCGAAATGAAAGCGTTGCCTGGTGGTTCCGCCGTGTCGTTTGAGAACGGCCAGCCCCTCGCCGCACAAGCTGCTGCTGCTGCAGGCGTCACCGTTGACTCGCTACTTGCCGAGTCTCAGGCTGCCGCTGCGCAAACGTTGGACCCGGACGTAAAGAAGATGGCTGCTGCCCGCCGCCTGTCAGCAACAACGATCCTCAAGCGCATTGGGAAGCTCCTCAACGCCCCCAACCTTGAGGTGATTTGGCCTGACCTTGAAACTGAGTCGCCGTTCCGCGAAGCACAAATGATTGTGGCGGCATACGGGACGGGCGTACTCAACCCGGATGAGATTCGCGGCCCGCTCGCGCACCGCATCCGCATCCCCCTCGCTGACGGCTCCAAGGCCCCGAAGGATGCCATTATCCCTAACACGAAGGCCGCGCTCAAGGCTGCTGCGGATGCGAAGCCTGCAGCAGGAACGTCAACGGCTACTGGCAACGGAACGAACTCGCAGGGACAGGACGTGCTCGGGGTTGGGAAGACCCCCGCAAGTAATACGGCGCGGGATAAGGGCGAAGTCTAAGCGTCGGCTGAATGTTGCCTGTGAGTTTGCTGTATGCTTGTTGACATGGGCAAAAAGCTACTCCACGAGTCAAGCACGGCTCCTCTTGAGCGGAAGGGGAGCCGTTGGAAAGCGGTTCTCATTACGCCCGGCCAGGGTTCCAGTGCGAACTACAGTGAAGCGGCCCTTGAGGCCAGCGTTCCGGCGTTT